ACCAGTAATTTCCAATGAACCAAGTGAATCAAAATTCGGGTCAGATGGATATAATTTTAAATCAATGAATAGAATCTCTGAGCCATTGAACCATTTTAATCTTGAATCGTGAATATTGAATGTGAAATGAACATCAGATTTGATTTGCCATTTAGTGCAAACATCAAAGAAGGTAGATAGAGTGGTTAATTTTAGGGCTTTTAATTCAGAACGTCCAATCACCCATTTAGTGCCGGGATAGGTGATACATTGAGTGATTACCCATGCACAACCAAGGAAAGATTTTCCTCCACCTGCAGCACCCCCATATAATATTTCAGTAGTCTTTTTGTCTTCTAAATATTCCCATGCTCTAGACTGCTTTTCATTTAAGTTTAATTTTAACTCCAATCATTAGGGATTATTTTTTATCATCCTTTGGAGCAGTCTTATTAATTGTGATTTTAATTGGTTCTCCACCTGATGTTAAATCAATATTCTTTTTCTTCAATCCCTTCAACTCTGCAATCTCTTTTAATATTGATAATCTTGTAATCTCATTTGCAGTTTGATATAATGAATCCAATCTTGCAATCATTTCATTTACATCAGATGGATTATTTGCTAATCTTTTCTTATCATCTTTAGAAGCTGTTTTGATATACAAAGAGGAAATATTATCTGTTAATTCAGTTAAATAATAATTCACATTTCTAACTGATAATCCATGTGTATCAATCAACCAATTTTTTAGGGTATCAAATGAATCACCCTTCAACCTTCTTTGAATCATTTCTGCCATGATTTGCTTTTTATTCATGTTGGTCTTTTTTGCTCCATAACCATTTTTTCCAGTAGCACCCATATTGTAAATATTTTTCTATCAGAAACTAGTTCTGTTTTTAAGAGATATATTTTTTGTGAGGTTGGTTTATGGGAGATGAAAAGGTAGGACAGGACTGAATTCTAACTTTAATAGGGTAAGGAATGAATTGTAATTAGTTGAAAATCAATATCCCTCTTTAACATAGTAACAGATGTTGTTATGTTAAAGTGGAAGCAGTATATTTGAGAAAACTTTAAATCTCAGAACACATGAAACTAGCCATCTATGTTAGAGTATCAACAGATGAACAAGCTGAATTTGGAATCTCACTTGCTGACCAACATCAAAGAGGAATTGAACATGCACAAAAATTAGGATGGGAATATGAAATCTTTGAAGATGCAGGACTATCAGGGAAATTATTAATAGATAAAAGACCCGCATTAAAAAGATTAATTAATCATATCCAGACAAAAGAAATTAATGGGGTTTATGTAGCTAACTGGGATAGACTTTCAAGAAATGATTCTCTTAGTCCCGCTCTCAAACTGATATTCAAAGAAAAGAAAGTAAGACTATTTGAAAATAGTGGTGAAACTAATCTAAATGATATTTCACAGGAACTTTTATTAGATGTAAAATCTCTTCTATCTGTATTTGAAGTTAAACAAACTGGAAAGAGAATTTCAGATAAGTTAGTTCATAATATCAAACAGGGAAAGGTTGCCGGTGGCCAGTTACAACCTTATGGATTTACAAAGGGTGCTGACAAGAAATTAATCATTGATGAAAAGGAATCCGAAATTGTAAAGGAAATATTCAATCTATTCTTATCAGGAAAAGGAACTAAGGTCATTTCAAATATTCTGAATGAAAGGAAAATTCCTACTAAAATGAGTTCTAAAAACTTCTCAATGATTGTAAAGGGAAAGAAGAAAACTGAATTCGTTTGGAGAGATGCTGTTATCTATAACATTCTTAAAAATCCCATTTACAAGGGAAAGAGACTTTATAAAGAGGTTTTCTATGATGTTCCTAATATTATCTCACCACAGGTATTTGATGTTGTCCAATCAACTCTAAAGAATAAAAGGCAATTCACAGAAACCACAAATAAATATTTCTATCTCTTAAAAGGATTAATTCATTGTTCTTGTGGGTGCCGTTTCTACGGTCATAAGAGAGAAAGTCTAAAGGATAATCATTATATGTGTTCATCACAGAGACATAAAGGAGAAGGTTGCGGAACCAGAGGAGTTGGAATTGATTTCCTAGATGAACTGATTTGGAAACAAGTATTAACATTACCTAAACAGGTGGATGATTTTTTCAACTGGTTTGAACAAACTGATGAAATAAAAAAGACTAAAGATTATGTTAGTGAATTAAATGTCAAAAAATCTAAGCTTCAATCCTCATTAAATAAATTAGTTCTGTTGAGTGTTGAGACTGATAATAATCAAGTGAGAAAGGTCTATGAATCCCAGATAGCACAGCAACAAACAGAGATTGATAATCTTGATAATAGAATCAACAACATTGCAAAACAATTATCATTATTTAATGACAAGGAAAACATCATCAAGTTTATCACAATGATTTTAAAACCTACTTTAAAAAAGACTATTACTGATGATGAAAAAAGAAATATTATCAGGTCTTTAGTTGATGATATTTCAGTTGCATTTTTTCCAGAGATTGGAAATCATATAATAAATATGAAGTATAAAATTGACGAATTAACACAGGTAAAATTATTAAGAGAGATAGAGTTCAACCGATTTAAAAGAAGCGGTGATAATGTGTTTAAAAATACTCTTATGGTTGATTTCTTATACTCTGAGAAAGGTCTAGAGGAATTCGTAAAAGTTGGAGGTAGAGCAACTGTTAGTGTATTTGGAATTCCTAAACTCAGTAAATTAACTCAAAGAAGTATTGAGAGAAAAGACGGTTCAAAGGAATTCAGTAGGAGAAAGAGTTAGTATTTTATTTATAACAAAAAACCCTATCCAGAGATGAATAGGGTTTTTTGTTATGCTGCATTACTATAATCCTTTTCCAAAATATCACCTTCACTTCTTTCAAAATTATACAACAAGCCATTAGCATCATCATTCTTGATGTAACCAAGCTTTGTTAGAATATAAATATTCGCCATCCAAAGAGTCATATTCCTATTTAATCCTGATTTACCATAATTTCTCCATTCATCCAATTGCTTTAAGTAAAAATCAGGACTACCATCACTTTTGATTGCGTTAATATAACCATCAGTAGCTTTTTCAAAAATTTCAATTAGATTTTTAATGAGACCTAAATTATCATCCTCAATAGATACATAATCATTTTTGTAGAAGAAATAAATCTTCTCTAAAGTCATTCCTCTTTCATTCACAATCTTGTTTCCTTTTTTCATCTTATATAGTTTTAATTTGTTACATTTTATCAATCTCTTTTAAATTAGTCTAAGGCTAATTCACTATCTCTAGGAACAAAGTGAACCATCAATTCATAATCTTTATTATACCAAAGAAGATGTGAAATCTTATTTTGATTTTCGTTATAATCCTTTACCATTCGCTCTTCAAATTCTGAGGAGAAAGAATAGGCTAAAATTTCCGTTGCACAGATATAATTACATATAGCTCTAACATCCATTTCGGAATTTATTACACATCTATTGTAAGTTTCTGGTAATTCATACTGTCTTATTTTCATCTTTTAATTTGTGAAAAATTCAATCCTGATTTCTTCAATGATTTAACTAGGGATTTCGCTCTAACATTATTCGGATTGAGTTTAGCCTTTAATGTTCTTACCTCTCTTGATTTCTTTATTGCTTCATCAGTTAGATTCTTTGGTGTTCCCAGTTTAACACCCTTCTTTTTCAACTGATTCAAAGCCTCCTTAGTTCGTTCTGATATTCTTTCTCTTTCCCATTGTGCTATACTTGCGAAGATGTGAATAGTCAGATTTGAAGCTTCTGGAAAGTCACAGGTAATGAACTTCACTTTAGAATCCATTAGAGTTGATATAAAGGTCAAATTCCTTGATAACCTATCCAACTTCGCTACAACTAAAATGCCACCTGATTTAGTAGTTAATTCAATTGCTTTTAATAGTTCTGGTCTCTTATCATTTGCCCCGGATTCTACATCGGTAAATTCTTTTACTAATACATCAGAACCTATCAATCTCTTTACTGATTCTTTCTGAGCATCTAAACCTAATCCTGATTGACCTTGACGAACTGTAGAAACACGGTAATAAGCAATGTATTTTTTCATTTTAATTTATGTATTTGTTTGTAATATTATTTTCTTTCTCAAAATTTATTCTTGCTTGATATGCTTCTAATTCAGTATCAAAACTCCATCCTATATTGATATTCTTTCCATTCAAATAAATAGAAGAACGCCACTTATTCTGAGGTGTGGTAGAAACTCCAATATATTTAGATTTCCTTCCTGATTTATTTTGATAATAACTCACAACATTTTCTCTATGATTAACCCATTCTAGATTGCTGATAGTATTATTCAGTTTATCACAATTGATATGATTAACTTCATCTCTACCTTTATCATCATTCGGAATAAAATAAGTAGCTACTAGTTTATGTAAGAAATAATTCTTTGATTTCTTACCTAATTTTATTCTCAAATATCCTGTTCCATTTGGAACGGATTTTAATATTCTCTCTTTGTTATATCTCAATGATTTTATTCTTCCTAAATTACTTACTTGATAATAGCCCTCATATCCTACTACGTCTTTCCAAATTTCATCCAATTAATAATTATTAAATAGACAATATTCCACACAAATATCAAGATCATCCATCTCTAGCATCACCAAATGTTTCCATTTGTTACTGAG